GTTGATTGTTGCGCCGTCTGTCAGCGTTTGCGAAAGAGCGTTAGACTTATCTACAGTCGTTCCATTGAGTGTTGTGTTACCACCAACGAACAGATTTGTTGAAACAGTAGCGCGACCATCAACACCTAACCAACCAGTTGCGTTAGTAGTCTTACCTGCGCCACCAAGAACCGTGTTACCAGAAACAGTCAGAAGGTTCGTAACTGTAGCTTTTGACGTTGAAGTATTACCACCAACGAACAGATTTGTTGAAATCGACTGGCGACCAAAAACACCAAACCAACCTTGAGCGTTCGCTACTTTACCTGCACCACCGATATTTGTGTTGCCAGATACAGTAAGAGATGAAGTAACAGTAGCTTTATTGAAGGTTGCGTTCGCTGACGATCCAGTGATAGATGATGTTACCACAAACTTGTTTGATGTGGTATTACCGCCAACTGTAAGATTAGTTCCGATAGAAGCGCGACCAGTGATAGTCAAAAGGTCTGTGGTGGCGTCACCAAGATTGATACCACCGTTGACGTTTAGAATACCGCTGATCGTAGTATTACCAGCAACATTCAGATTGCCGTTCGCACTCAGCAATCCGTTAATGATTGTTCTATTAGAACCAGAAGATCCGAGTTTAGTTGAGCCAAGAGATACGAAACGAACGTTAGCGGTCAGCGTATTTGCATATAGAGCAGACTCGTTAATCGTAAACTGATTGACACGAGTCAATAGCGCGTTCGTGCGAAGACGCCACGTATCGAACGTATTTGTTAGAGCGACATTAGCGAGAACTGCCATTGCTTATCCTATCTTATCTAAGATGCGCTGCATGAGCGTCTTTAGTTCGTTGATATCTTGCTTCATAGTATTTATTTCATTCTTTGTCTTGTTATCCTTGTTTTTACGGGCTTTATAGGCTTGAAGCGCCACATTATCCGTATTGAGAATAGCCTTACTGTAAGAGTTTCGGACTAAACTAGGATTATCTTTGACCTTTTCTAAACGTTCTTCCATATTACCTCTGGAGCGCGATAGCTCTCAAATCCTTCACGCGAGGAGGATTGCTTGAGTTTTGATTGACCAGAACAATCTTCACTGCGAAATACTTGAATCCTACAAATCTAGCTCTAGCTGTATTACGATACTCAAGGATGTTATCATTGGATGTATTCGCGCCAGAACGATAACCATTGCTATACTGAGGAACGTCATATACAAGCTCTAAGAAATCGTTTCTGTTCGAAGAGCTAGAATATACAGCGTTTGCAGTGAATCCTTCTGAAGTCACACGCTGCATTGGAATCCAGCGAGACTGATCAAACGTATCACTATCTTCGCCATTCAGGACTTTATAGTAAACGTGAACGTCACTGCCAGAAGGCTTATATGCCGTCAGGTAAACGCGAAGATCTTCAGCTTCCTGACCGTCAGCTAGAACAACTTTCTTTGAGATATAACGAGCCTTAGCACGACCGCCAGAAATCACGAAGTCTTCCGAGCTACCGATATCTGTGTTTGAATTGATAAGATTCAATACAGTAGTCGCTGACATCTGACGAAGGTCAAATGCAGGCGAACCGAACTTGTTATTGCTAGTGATGATGTAACGAACTTCTGCTGAACGATTTGTAGCAGCAGTCGCTGACGATGCGCTTGTATTCGATTCAATTGAACGACTCAAAACGTAACGAGGCGCACCGAACTCAGTATCATCGTTGATGTTGATCTTTAGGAACGAAGAGTCTCTTGTAGACGTAGATGTAGCAAATTTACCTTCAGCTCTAATAGATGTATTAGAAGGAAGAATGAACTTCGACTGGAAGTTGGCTAAGTCATACTGAAGATTGTTGATCGAAACGATACGAGTTGTATATCCGTTTGTCTGACCCTTCACATAAGTGTCTGGCGTAAACATACGATTTGATGTGCATGCTGCGCCGCTGTTTGTATAAGAGCAGTTAGCCAAATGCAGATATACGTTTGCACTGTTCACTTCATCGTAATAGATAACAGTTCCAGTAGGAGTTGTTGCTGAAGTAATTGCGCCAGTAGAGTTACCGACGATTGTTCCAGTTCCTAAACTGATACCACCTGTTCCTACGTTAGTTCTGATACGAACACGTTCGCCACCTTTGAACTTTGCGTTTGTAGAAACGTTCTTTACAACTAGATATGAACCATTGAACGTAGTCAGCGTTCCTGTTGCGTTAGAAACGAAACCTTGAACGTAGAGAGAACCGTTGGCTACAGCAGACATGGATGCTGTATTAGCGAACGTTCCGACCAAACGAGTTGGTCCATGAACTGTTTCGCCTACTCTATTCAGTTTACCACCAGCAGAATTTGCAATCGTGAAAAAGTCACGAGGTTCATTCTTAGTTACGATCAGACCTGATGTAGATGTATCAAATTGTGCAATGTATAGACGATACTTGAGATCTTCTTCAGGAACTGGAACACCAGAAGCGTAGAGCATTCCGACGCTTGGTTGTTCTGTAACTCTGTTGTTTGTAACTCTATCTTCTTCACCTAGTCTGCTTGTCCACACGCGATAGTTTGGGCTACCGCCGCCTGGAGTAACAACGATAGCATACTCTCTATCGTCTAGCAGATAGATTGGGCTTTCGAAAATAAACGGAGTAGGCTTTGATCCATCTGTGCTTACGTTGATATTGTTCGCTTGCTGATAAACGCGGCTAAAAGGAACATACTTGTTTGTAAGCAAATTGCTTGTCGGATCTACTTCACGAATCTCAACTGCAACTGGAAGGTTATTATCCTTCTGAGAGAAATAAAGATCTACACCAGTGGCAAAGTAACCACTAGTGCTGATCTTGAACGCATCTTTCATATTGATAGAGAAAGACTGTGCGATATACTGGATCTTTGACATTATGACAAGCCCCAAACCTTATCTGTTTTCTTAGAAGATGTTTTAGTGAACATCTTGCTTCCAACATATAGAAGCGCGAATGTAGCTACCATAGAATACTTAGCAAAAATGCTAGGTTCTTTTTTACCGAATGAAGTGTTAGCAAACATTCTAGAAACTGACTTACCGATTCCCATGATGAACTTGCCATACTTATTATCAGTATCGCGAGCACCCATCATGTATGACATGTGTTCTGCCCATGGACGAGCTACAGCTTCTGCCATTCTGATAGCAGTTTCAGTTTCTACCTGACGGCGAGTTTCAGCGTCACGGATCCAGAACATGATGTTTGGATTGTTACCAGACATCCACTCTACAACGTGTTTAGCCCAGTTGATGTATCCGTAATATACGTCAGGATCGTTAGCACGAAGCTGCTGTCCAAACTTTTCGTCAGCCAGATATGTAGTTTCGTCAAGCAGACCAAGCTGATAGAGCTTAGTGCAGATAATCGACGATCCGCAACTATCGTGAGCTGTAGACACAGGAACTGCACCAAGATCTTGAGTTACGATATCGGTTTCTGTATATGTCTGATTATATGTTTGAGTTTCAGATACAGACTGTTGTGTAACTACTGGGCTTCGAATCGTTTGAACTGATTCTTGTGTCGTAGTAGCTTGACCACCAGCACTATATTGAGACTCAGCTGACGTTGTAACCAAACCAATCTGAGATGAGTTGGTTGGGCTATCAGTCAGACGAATGATTTTGTTTCCTACAGTGAACTTTAGATTATCGTCTGCTGGAATACGGAACAGCGCATGAACACGTCCTGCAGAATCAACGTAGAGCGGATCACCTTCATCGCCAGTTGTTTCAAAAGCGATGTCAGTTGGTGTCATGTATGCAGAAACGTCTACGCCGTCGAAGAATGTATAGAGTCTTGCGCCTGGCTTCATACCACGAGCTTCTACTTCGATCACGCGCGAGCGCATGTATGGAATCAAATTCGTATTTGTTACGAATGTTCCAAGGCTTTGAGTCGTTACGTTTTCTGTAATAACTGTTTGTGTGCCAGAGCGCGTTCCAGTATAGTTTTGGCTATACGTTTCTGTTACGACATCATCTCTCCAGTAGTGACCATTTTCTGTATATTGTTCACCGTTCGTAGTTACAGTATCTGTAAGAGTTGGAGTGCCGTAAACGTAATTGCCCCATGAACCCCACTCGGTCTGCCATGAGTTAGACAGATAAACCCAGTTGTCATAGTTCTGATCAATATTGCTATTGATTTCAGGACCTTTTGTAGTATCAACCCAGTAGTCGACACTTGGATCGATCTTCATAGTTCCGATCCAGTTGAACGCAATACCAGAGATGTTGCGGTTTGTAGTCGCGTATGGTTGACGAGAAGCAACTGTATGAGAATAAGGTAGAGTCGTAAGAGCAGCCATACGGTTTCCTGCGAAACCTGTGCTTCCTGTAACGCTGTAAACGCCCAGTGCATCATATACAGTCGTTGAACCTGCAGCTGATGTAATCGAAGCACCTACAGAGAAATTAGCTGTAGCATCTGTTACATAAACTCTATCGTTTACTTTATACAGAACTTTAGCTGTTCCGGAACCAACAGTGATCGTTTCGTTGTTAGCAAAAGCAATCTGTGAGTTGGCGATAGCAAGACGCTGATCTTTAGATACGCCAGCAGTTGTTACGTTATTACGAACAATGTGTGACGAGTTTGCGCCATGATAGAATAACTCGAAGTTATCCATCTTGAATGGTGCACGAAGTTCCTGTTTGATAGGATCAACTGCGATTGAGTAATCTGCGTCAAAAACGTTACCGATGTTATGACCAGTAAATGAGTCAACAAGGAAACCGTTCTTGAAACGATCTAGCCCATTTTCATCTTTCACTAGGAGAGATGAAGTATCTTTCTCGAGCATGTTGAGTGATGTATAATACTCAAGGCGGCTAATACGATCTGCAATGTTACCAATCGCGCGCATCGTATAGCGATTGTTCTTATATGGTTTCACCACAACAGCTTGATCACCGCGACCATTTTCTCTCGCGACCTGTTCAGGAAGCGAAGGATATGGCGTTAAACGAATTGATGCGAGTGGCATAAAGTCGTCTGGAATATTTGGTGTTCGTGGATTGTTGGATGGCGCACCACGGAGAGCAACAAGATCACCTTCCTTAGTCAAACCAACAGAGTCGATACGCATCATGTAGTTTGACAGGTCAGTTGTAAAGTCCTGACCAGGAGGTGAGAAGTGCAATCCACCAGATACAGTTGTGAATGTATTTGACGCTTTCGGATTCGTAGCGATATTAGTTACAGTTGTAACTGAGTTGGCGCTATCCGACTTGCGTGGGCGAATATCAATGCAGTTTCTCAGATCAAATGATTCACCTGTAGTCTTGGAGATAAATCTTGGAATCTGATATGTGTAGATTTTTGTGCGATCTGTTCCCGCTGTAGTATCGTTTACTGGATATGAATCTACAGAGAAGAAACCTTTACCAGACGTCGTCGAATGCGTAAAGTAGTCAAACTTCACGAGTAAGCGATCTCCAGAAGAAAGAGTAAGATCGCTTGCTGATTTCTTCACGAGCTTTGCATGATCGTAATAGTTATCGTTCATGCCCGTATCGAGCGTGAAGTGTGACGTCACGTCTGTGCCTGTGTTATTAGCAACGAAGTCACTGCCACTCTGCTTACGAACAGAAACTAGACGGAAACCATCGGACAGACCAAGACCCCATGGACCAGTTGTGTTGGCGCTATATCCAGAACCGCCACGATTGCTACCGACGTGAATCTGAACTAGACGATCGCGATTGATTGTTTTTGATGCTTCTTGACCGTCAATCTTATTGAGTGTAGCAATAACAGTCGCGCTGAAAGCTGCACCGAGCGTTCCTTCATTCAGAGCAAGAGTTGCTGTAGTAGAAGGCGTGCCGGAAATAGTGATAGAACGATTGCCAGCCTTACCAGTTCCACCCAAATCTAAAACTTGACCAGCTTTGAATCGTTTGAAATACGAAACACCAGTCTTACTTGCAGATGCATTCGAATAAAGTTTCAGCGAAGTATTGTTCGTTACTTCACTTACAACATAATCCGCGTTGTTTGAAACGTGAATGATGTCGCCTTTATTGATCTGCGTAGTGAATGATGTGCCTGAACCAGTTACAGTGTTTGAACCGCTCGTTACAGAAATCGTTCCCGTCAGTGTGGCTGTGTTTGACGAACCACGCGAAACAACGTAGAAGTCTGTGCGAGTAGCTGCATCTGAAAGCAGACCTGAACCGTCAAACGTTTCGCTAGTGTCGCCAGTGTTGATCGTAGCTTGACCAGCTGCGTCAAATGTAACGTCGAATGACTTATAGAATGAAAAATCAAGATCAATCGCATTCGTCGAATCACGGAGACGACGAACTGCGCGAGCAGGAAGTCTAAACACCGCACGGTTGAACGAAGGATCTAGCGTGTTGGCGTTCTTGCCATTCGAACCAAGGATGTCAGCTTTACCATAAGACGTTCCAACGCCACCGTTGTAGCCAACAGACTGAACGTTAGCAAATGAGTATCCAGCCTTCATAGTGATATCGGACAGATACATCTTATACTGAGCGTCTGGTGCGCCTGGCGTTCCTGTATAGTATTCTAGACCACGAACGCGAGCTGTTCCAAGTTCTCCTGTTGGAAAAATCGTAGAAGAGAAATTACCAGTTGAAACTGAGTTAGCCTGCTGACTACGCAGAGAAACTACAGCTTGCTGATTCAGATCCCAGTTACCAACTACGTTATCAACGATAACATAATTGCCGTAGTCGATCAGCGTTTTTGTGCCTTCAAGCTCTTCTACGTCTGTTGCTTTGTCAATCGTAATCTGTGTTGAAACAAGTTTCTCGATGTCATAACCCTGAACATATGCTACGCCAGGAGTTGCTTCAACAATCAACAGACTTGTGTTACCGCCTTCACCTGAAGTATATACGCCATCGTTGTTGGCTGACTTTAGATGTGAGCGAACTTTAGGTTGGAATCCACGAACAACGTAGTGACCAGACTCGTCGAATGTGCGACGGGCGATATAGTCACGGATAGCAGCATATTCAGGACGTCCACCTGTTTTCTGAAGAACACCATTCTTTACTTGATTGAGTTCAATGAAGTTCGTTGTGTTCAGAGAAGATGTATAGTTTTGTTTTGCAAATACTGGATCAAGTTTCAAACGAGCTGCACCAGGAGCAGCATAGTTGTATGAACCCGATGCAGGATCAAGAAGCGTTCCGTCAGTCGTTTCTGTAACGATAGTTTCAAGAACGTTCAGACCTACACGATATGAAGGAGTTGATGAGTAACGATCAAGAACAACCGTTTGCTGTGGAACACGAATGAAGTGATCTTTAGCGAATACAATACCAGAACCAACAGTTGCTGCGCTACCAACGCCTGTGGCGGAACCAAGTGCAGGCTTGATAGTATTAGCTGTCAAGCTAGAACCAACTGGACTGATAACAGTAAGAATTTCGTTATTAGCGAAACGTGTATAGCCAGTTGTTGTGTTTGATGAAAGATACTTTACGAACAGAGTCTTAAAAAATGGCGTATTAGACTGCGCGCCATCACCATAGTTTACAACAAGAGCTGTAATCTGTGAAGTAGTGCCTTTTACGATCGCATTTACAAATGACGAAGGATCAACAGAAACCGTTCCTGTTGATGTGTTATCCATCAGTTTGACATAGTTGTAGTTAGTATCTAAACCAACCGAACAACCATTTACGATAGAACCTTCTTTGAAAACGTGCTCGCCAAAACGGTCAATCTGATTCTGTAGAATCGACTGCATCTGCGTAAGTTCGCGAGCCTGCACAGCCAATCCTGGACGGAAAAGGATTCTATGATAGTTTTTTGTTTCATCGAAATCGTCGTAGTATGGTGCTACGTTCAAATTCGTAGAAAGCGTGACCGAGTTAGCCTGTGCAGCCATGATACCTTCCAATTAGTATTTAATTGCTATCTTATAGTCTTCTGTCTGAGCTGGATCACGAAGAACAGCTTCTCTATTCTCAACGTAAATAATCAGCCCTGAATGTTTTTGCGTTGCAGGTTGTGTCAACGAAATTACGTTTGCTGTTACCGAAGAAGTTGTTCCTGTTAACGTTTCGCCTGGAGTAAAACTTCCACCGATACCATTCGTTGTGACTCTAATAACTTTAGCAACGCCTTGAGTTCTAGCTGCGTTTGTGTTGGCAAAGTAAACCAATCTAGCCTTAGCTTTGCTAACAGAACCAGTTACAATCTCGTCTTCAATAAAATCACCGTTGACCAATGAAACATTGATTCTAGTCGTTTGATCAATAACAGAAGCATTTGCATAAGAACCATTCGCTAGAATAGGGTCTCTCATGATACCAATCAAACGGAAATCGTTGTTTGTTGGGAACGTATTAGATTCTGAACCTGATGTTCTGATATTTAGGAACACTGTCGTGCCACCTAATTCGTCTACAGGATCTGATCCATGACCACCGATAGGCGAAAGAATTGGTCTTGCAGTAGCACCAAATCCGTGTGAAGAGTTAGCAGTGATCGTAGCGTTAGCATGACCATACGAACGACCTTGACTGATTACTGTAATCTTACGAACTTGACCACCGAATGTATTCGACACATACGCAGTCGCGCGCGAAGTAGTTGTTCCGCCCGAGTCGCCACGGATCGTAACAAGCGGCGAAATCACATAACGGCTTGATGTATTTGGCGTTACAGTGAACGCTGAGTTAACGATCAGAGTATTGTTTGATCCCCAATACTTTACGATCTTACGAATTTGACCAGCAGCAGCACCTTCGCTGATAAACAAACCAGAACCAACGTATGTTCCGTCAATACCAGACGCAACTGACTTCAACTTCATCCAAGTTGTGTTGGTAACAGTCTGGAATGTATTCGTTGTATGCAGATAACCAGCACCGTTAGCGATAATCTTAACATGATGAATTGAACCATTACCAGATGATCTTGCAGTTTGCTGAACAGTCCACTGCGCAGAACCGTCGTTGGCTGTAAGCGTCTTGACTGGCATATAATCAACGGTCAAGAACTTCAGGCGCTCACCAGCTGAAATTGTATACATATACTTCCAGCGATAACCATCGGCTGTGGAAACGATTGATGTGCCAGTTCCAGTTGGTTTTACAGTTGAGTTTGCACCACGATTATTGTCAATACACTTATAGACGTTGAAGTCGTCTGTGATCATGAAATAACGAAGTGAACCAGGAGCAGCTGTTAACGAAACAACAGCTTTATCATCCCACTCATTAAAGAATGTATTGTTAGCCCAATCAACTCGAGGAACTGCGTGTGTGGCATCAGAAGACTGAATTTTTTTCAACGACATGATATCATCACCGATATCATAGTTGATGTTGAAGTAGCTAGGCGTTACTGCTGGCGGAACTGTTTCTGAATATAATTTGCGGATATAAGCATTCGCACCAGTCGTATTAGATCCAGAAGGACGTGGTGTAACAACAATCGTTTGAGCAGTAGGAATAGAATGAACGCGAACTACAGTCGATTGTCCAGTAATACCGATACGATCACCGACTGCAAGTTCAGACGTAAAGTATGTTCCCTGACCAACGATAGTATTAGAACTCGTCGTTGTTTTCACGGTTCCTATGATAGGAATAGCATTGACAAACGGTTGTGGTTTGCCAATAAAGAAATAATAACGAGTAGGTGCAGACTCACTCAGTCCTTCTATGAACTGGTCAGCCTGCAATACTCTAAAACGACGAGGAACTAATCCAGGCATTAGGCAGAAGCAGTATATGTTACGTTAACAACGTCACCGTTTGCGATTGTTTTATCGCCACCAGTGAAAAGACCAGCTGAGTAAAGGATACCTGAGAATCCACCCTTTGTTGAGTTAGAAATTAGGAACGTTCCTTTTACTGTGTTTGCTGAAGTGATTGAGAACACAGCAGCTGAAGTCGTTGCCTTTGAACCAGACGATGCAGAGTTAAACACAGGAGCAACGCGAGTTGACTGTGAATAACCAGCAAACTCATTCCAGCCCGTATGCGTATTTGCTGTATCGCCAGCTGCTACAGCCGAGTAACCTGTTGAGCTAATCAGCCCAAGATACCATGCTGCATTGTATGATGATCCAGCAAGATACTTATCAAGGAGATCATTTTTGCCTTGAGTTGTAACTAGATTGCTGAATTCTTCTTCCCACTTCAGGTTTCCGTGCACGTCAAAGCACTGTGCAACATACTTACCTGTTACATTAACCTCTTCCATATTACTTGCTCCTCTAACGACTGTAGCGTCGGCGTGAGTTGTTGATTTGATAGCTTCTGTCATAATGTTTCCTATCCGTATTTATACTGTTTATGGACCTGTGCTGTAGTAAATTTCGACATTCGCCTGAGTTGGGATATAGTTTTGACGAATCGAGAACGCTGTATTTGAGAAGATCGTATTGACGTTGAATATATTCGTATTCGAACCGCCAACTGGAACGATATACAGGTTCGAACCTATGCCACCAACATTGATTGATCCAGTATTCGCGAACATGGCTCCATTCGCGAAAGCATATGGACCAGCCGTTCCGATAACCAGTCTTGGTGTATCGTCGAACGCACCAACTGTAATAGCTGCGTATGGTTGAATGTTTGCTGTAGCCCATGCTTGGATCTGCGAGTTTGCATACAGAACTTTTCCATATACACCCGACATATAAGCGAAACGCTGACCCTGATGAGAAACATCAGCTGTAACCGACTCTGTGATATTCGTATTAGCAATGAATGTTGCGTTCTGAGTTTCGAGAGCAGCAATAAGCTCAGTTCTTCTTGTATTTGCGGTATATACTGCGTCTTCAGCTGAAATCGTTGTAACAGCTTCTGCTCTAGCTGTATTGGCTAGGAAAGTTGCATTAGGTGTTTCTGTCGTAGTGACAGTTTCAACCATAAACGTGTTCGCGATAAACGTTGCAGATGGCGTATCCACAGACGTGATAGCTTCTGTGATACTTGTATTAGCAAGGAACGTTGCTGCATGCGAAGCAGCAGCTGTAATCGTTTCTGTAACGTTGATGCCATTATTATATACAGACGGACCGTCATGCGTCGCTGTAGCTGTAATCGTTTCACGAATCGAACGACGAACAACATTTGGTGCTTCGTCGATCAGCGTCAGGTTGACGTTTGCTGTAGCAGTTACTAGATAGTCGCCAAACAGCTTCGTGCCTGAAGGATGCACAAGAGCTTTGATAACGTCTCTATACTTGCTGAGGATTTTATCAGCTCTGATAACATACGAGAACTCTTGATAGTAGTCATTATCTTGAAGTTTGTTATTCCAACTCAAGAAACCTTTCGTATCAATGTAACGTCCTGGGAACGAGATAAATCCAGACGTTTTAGCTCGACCAGTTGCGCCGTATGTTTTCTTTCTATTGAGATAACGATTGCTTGGCGTGCCGTTTGCATATGCGCTGCTCAATGTGTCAATGATAGCAGCGTTAGACTGTGTTCTATTGAAGATAATAGAATCGTCGTATTTGTTAAAGTTAGATCCTGGCGTCAATACACGGATCTTAGAAATAGTTCCTGGCGCGTTGTTCGCTATAACAACAGCATTGTTTCCATAGATGTTACCCAGACCGTCAGAGATTTCCAAATTATTCATGAAATCGTCAACGATTCGAATCGTAGGAAGCGAAGACGAATATCCATATCCTGGATTGATCAATGTGATCGCATTGATTGAATAGAACTCTGCATTACTGAATGTAAGAGCAGTCGTCAGCGTTGTGTAAACGTTTGCGCCAGCGAGCTTGATATAAGCATTCGCACCAGAGAGCGTCTGGAATGGAGTGAACGCAGAGATAAATGAAGTCGCATTCGTAATCGAATGAACACGAGCAGTATTAGCTACACCATAGATACGAACGACATCGCCAACTTTAAGCTGTGTAACGAAGTTTGTTCCCGTTCCTGTAACGGTATTAGATACTGAAGATACAGCTACTGTTCCAGATAGCTTTCTAGTTACGGTCGCACTGTTTGCACCTTTTCTGAGGAAGAACGAAGGTGTATCTAGTCTTACGTTCTTTACAGCGCCAATAACATCAGTGTTAATAACCAAACCAGATGCGATTGGTTCTTGTCTAAATGATTCAATTTTAGCTTCGAAGTTCTGTCCGTTGCCACCAGATACGATAAGACGTGTGTTTTCTTTCGTATATCCAGAACCAGCTTTCGCAATTTTCAAAGTAACGGCGCTTCTGTTCGTAACTTCAGCAATAGTGGCTGTAGCAATTTCTGTAGAACCAGCACCACTGATTTCTATCGTATCACCTAGATTGTGATATGCACCGCCGTCTTTGATATTAACATCAACGATTGAACCAACTTGAGAGTTAACAGTAACATACTGGCTTGTGTTATCGATGTTGACTACACGTTCACCGTCAATGAATGTTCCTGAAACGTTACGAACGTTCATATCATATACTAGAAGACCTAGAGCTTCTGTGGCTATGATATCTTCAACGAATGCAGTTGCGCCAGATGTGACGCCACGGATACGATATCCT